AGGCTGCTCGAAACCCTGTAATACTTCTTGCCATAATAGTATCTCCTTAAAACCTTTCTTAGAATTGACCAACAATCTCAGTGAAATCTACTCCAGTAGGAGTAGCAATGAAATTTAATTGAATATAATTAATAGATTTAGCTGGTTGTAAATAAATATCAGCTTCGAATTGGTGTGCATCAATCATTTGTGGTGTATTATTTGTTGCATCACAAACAATTAGATAATTATATAAACCACGTCTACCTTCAATATCACGTAAAAATGGATCAATTAATCCACGGAATTGTGTCCGAGTAGTATCATCATTCAATTCGAATAATGTATATTTTGCCGCTTGTGATATTGCTTGTTCAATATAAATGAATAAACGCCGAACATTAATACGATCAAAAGCTCCCGGTTTAGAAACAAATGTTTTATCACCAAAAAGAACCGGTCCTTGACCTGCAAATGAAACTATGGGATTTATACTTGCTTGATATAAAACATCACGATATGCTTGTTTTGGATTCCATGCAAGAGAAACCACACCCTTTAAATTACCACGATTTAATCCAGCAGGAGAAAACCATGGATCACGTACTTGGTCAGTATAAACACATAATCCGGCTGTATCTCCATTTCCTGGAACCCACCGATAAACATCATTATATTTATCATATTTCTGTGACCAATTACCATCCATAAATGCATAAGATGAATATGGTACAGTATTTGCATAAGCAACAATATCTGTTGCTTCATTTCCTGCATTATAAACAACTGCATCTTGAGGAGGTGAAAAACAAACTACACAATCTTGTCTTTCTTCTGCAATTTCTGTAATCAAATATCCAACTACAGTTGCATCATAATTTGCAGTCAAAATTAAACCAAATGAAAAATCATCCACATTAAATAAATCATAACCTAACATTAATTCTCCATCAGTTACAGTATTATTTCCATCATTTCCACCTTCAAGAAGAGTAACATATTGAATTGCATTTGATCCACTAGTTAATGGTGTATGACCTATTGCATAAACTGCACCAGTTCCACTACTTGTAACAATTGGGATAACTAATGCTGCCGCGGCAGGAACATTATTAATTGCACTTACAACTTGGTTTGCAGTAGTAATACCAGCAGTTCCTGAAGTTGAATTACCTAATGTAACATTAATAGCTGTACCAACTACAGATACACTAGCACTTGTTCCATTTGTACCAAGATTTGTATATTGAATTGTAATATTATTTCCAGCACTTCCAACATTTCTAGCTGTATATAAAATTCCAGTAACACCAGCTTCTAATGTTGAAGTAGCAGCCGTTCCAGCTACATAAAGAGTATCAAAAACCGTATTCTTAGCTTTAGATCCCCAATTATTTAATGGAATTGTTGTCGGAAAATCTAACCAATAAACCCAACTTGATTTACTGAAAAGAACATTTGGATAATAGATACTATTCCCTTGAGAATCTTGAGCATCTGAAGCTTTAGAAACAAATGCATAAGATTCAATTACATCACCAGGGGTTCCTGTAATTGTTCCTAAAGTATCAACAAATACTAAATGAAGTTCATCATTTGATCCACCTAAGGCCGCAGTATATGCAGAAGTCCCTGGAGGATTAGAGAATAAGCCTTTATATTGCCATAATGCAAATTGTTCTGCACTATCACAAATCCAACATTGTATACCATTTCCTAAATCACCCGGATATCGGGCAGCAAATTCACCACTATCTGTTTGTTGACCAGCAGCAAAATTGGTTGTATAATCGTTTGAATTTTGAATTCTTAAACCAACAACTGGAGTTAAAACCGCTTCTTCAGTAATAATATCTCCACCTGTTGGAATAACTGTAATCGATGGAGGCGAATCAATACTTAATCCTTCTCCAGAACTTGTAACTATTACATCTACGATTTCTCCATTAGCAACAACTACTGTAGCTGCTGCTCCTGAAGAACCAGAAAATTGTAATGTAGGCACATGAACATATCCTGCACCTGGGACAGTAGGTTCTACATATGTTACACCATCATTAATAACCGCAGCATTTCTTGCATCTGCGGAAATTACTCTTACAACACTTAAATTATTTCCATATTGTAAGAAACTTGATGCTGTAAACCATGTAGCAGAAGTATCGTTATCAGGTTCACCAAAAGTGTTTTTTAAAGTAATTTCACTATCTACAAGCGTTTTTAAATTTGCAGGACCCCATGTAAAAGGACCAGCCAAAACACCACCAGTTTCAGCGGTTCCTACAACCGTTGTATCATCATCAATTTCACTAAATTGAACACCTGGACTTAATAAATTAAATGCCATCTTGTATCTCCTTAATTCTTATAATCTTTTGCCAATTATGTTTTAATTCTAATTCATTAAATATTTATTATTTCCAAGACTTTAAGCCCATCCAACTTCCTGTAATCTTTTAAGTCTATCCATATCAATAGATGCTTTCCTTTGTTCTCTTTTACAAAATTCATCCCAAATTTCACTTTGAGCACTTTTCCAAACACATTCTTTAGTTAAAATTTCTTCTTCTTCTTCAATTCCAGTATCAACCCACCCATAAGGTGTTAAATCGTGTTCAAAATTTGGTGCATAATCTTCTTGTGAACTCTCACGAAGTTTAGCTTCTACCAAATCTCTAAAATGTTTTTGAGTTGTTAACCAAGAAAATACTACAAGTGTCATTACCAAATCATCTTTTTTACCTTCATCAGCTTGGTATTTGTCATTTTTTAAAACAAATGAAATCAATTCATCTTTAATATCTGCATCATAAAAAATTAATTTTTTATTTTCAATAAGAGTTTTTAAATTGGCGCATCCAGTTCTACGTACTGGTGTACTCATTTTAACACCGCGTTGAATATTTTTACCTACATTTCCAAATCCTGTTGCTAAAATTTGGCCAGATCTTCCTTTTGTAGCTACCATTAAAATATTTTCATACTCATGAATATGATGTAAATCATCTGCTACTTGATATCCTGGTCCATCCATTTCTAAAAGAATATAAGCATTATTATATCTTTTAGCTACAGGAACAATTTCATCAGCTAATAATACTGGTGGAATTGTATTAGACCAATATTTAGCTACTATTTCATATGGAGAATCTGTTACATCAATGACTGTAAATGCTGAATTATCTAATTGTTTTCCACGGGCTGTATCTACACAAATTACATAAATATGAGGTTCATCTATAGTTGATGAAGGGTCTTTCCAAACATCAAAGAAATGTTGTGAATGTTTTGGAGGAAAAGTTTCTATTAATTTTAAGAAACGTCCTGAAATTAAAGTAGCACCAGATCCAATAAATTCGCATCCAAATTCTTGGTCAAATCTTTCTTGACCAATAATTGATATTGTTTGTTCTGCCCATTCTGGATTTTCATGTCCTGGAACTTCAGTATAATGAACTTCAAGAGCATGAAAATGATTCCACAAAGGATGGTCATGAGGAAAGTTTGCTTTAACCCATAAATCATGAAAAAGATTTACTCCATTAGGTGTTGAAACAATAATAATTTTAGAAGTTGTTCCTTGAGAAATTACAGGATAAGTTGAAGTCCAGAATTTATCAGCTAATTTATTATCAATATGAGCAAACTCATCCAAAAAGATAACATTAAAAGTTTGTCCACGTACAGATGCGCCCGTAGTGGCATAAGCTGCAATAATACATCCATTTTCTAATTCAATACGAGTTTTATTCCAAACTTTAACACCTTGTTGAAGCCACATAGGTAATAATTCAAATGCTAATTGAATTTTTCCTAATAATTCAATGGCCGTTTCTCGCTTATTTGCAAGAATTCCAATTTTTTTATATTTATTAAATAATACGTAATGTAAAAAATATGCAACCAATGTAGTTGATTTGCCTGATTGCCGAGGCATAACGGTAATTACAAACCGTTCTTCATGGACTGTTTTAACTAATTGGGCCTGGAAATCCCATAATTTAAAATCTGTAACACCTTCATCAATTGTAACAACTTGAATATAATTTGTAATAAAAAAAACAGGATCTTCGGCACACTTTTGTAATTTTTCAAATAATTGAGGTGTCCATTTAACATGAACATTCGTATCTTTAAGAGATGGATTACCTAAATATGTACTCATTATCCTATAACTACATAATACCAATTGTAGGTAGTTAATGCAGCCAGAGCCACAGAATTTGATTCTAATACCCATCCAGAAGAACTTAAAGAAGTTACAAATGGAGTAGCAGTTGTTAAAGCGGCCGCCGCAGCATTTCCAGGTTCTAAAATGATTGCAGAAGGAGCGGCTGGTAAATTAATACCAAAAATTACTGTAATAATTGGAGAAGCTGTATTTGGTGAAGATCCTGTTGTAATAGAAATTAATCCCGCAGCATCTTTACCAGTTATAGTTGCTGATCCACTTGTTCCTGCTCCTACTCCAAGTGAATAAGTTCCAGAGGTTCCACCAGCCACAATTCTTGCTGTTATATTTCTAGCCGCAAAATCTCCATTAGTATCTCTCCGAACTAAAGTAGATGGAGTATTAATATTTGTTGCTTGATTTCCGGCTGAAGTTGCAGAAGCAATATTAACCGCAGTTTGACCACCAACTGTAGCTACTGAAGGACTTGGATAATTTCCTGTTAAATCTCCACCTGCTGTACCAAATGTTACTAAAGTATTTGTTACAGAAACTACACGCCCATTACTATCAGATACAAATACTGGGATATGTGTTGTATCTCCATATGTACCTGCTGAGCCAGCTAATATTAATGTTGGATTTGGATAATCACCTGTTAAATCTCCACCAGCACTTCCACCAGGAGCAGAACCTGTAATCTCAGCACTTGAAGCTGCAATTATTCTACCCTTTGAATCTACAGTAATTACAGCCACATGACCATTATCCCCAAAAGTTCCCGCAGTTCCTACAGAACCTAAAATTGGGTTTGGATAATTACCAGATAAATCACCACCAGCAACCAAAGCACCTGAAGTACCACTAGATAAATTACCCCATACAACAAGATTTTTAACTCGGAAATCAAGATATGTTGAATTTGTTTTATCTTTAACTTCTAAACCTACCCCAACATCATTAAGTAATGGGCCATTTATACCAATTTGAAATGTATCTGAATCGGTTCCTGTATCTGTATTTTGTACATGAGCTTCTGAAGCCGCAGTTGCAATATCACCTGCGGAAGCTCCACCTACAGTTACGACTGTAGGATTTGGATAATTACCAGATAAATCACCACCGGCTGTACCTGATGTACCTATTACATTAGATAAATTAATTCCTAAAGAAGTTTCAATAGCTTTAATTTCGGCCGACCATTGATTTGCTAAATGACTAAAAAGATATCCATAACCAATTGTATTTTGTGCATGAGTTGCAGGTGTAGTTCCAAGTTGTCCACGAGAAACAACAAAACCACCTGTTCCTGAAGTTGCTGTAGCTAAAAGAATTTCATTATCTAAAGAAATATAACAAGGTAAATTAATAAATGCTGATGGTGTTGAAAATGCTGCCGTACCAGAAGAACTTGTTAAAGCAATAGATAAATTTGAAAAGGCATCATCATTTGCAATTGGTAAAGTTGTATCTGTTGCTATATTTGTTGGAAATGCTGCCGTATTTGGATTCATATTTAATTTCCTATTTCTTTACTTTTAAGTTTTTCGGCTTTATTCTTTCTAGCCTGTTCTAATAATTCCAATGCATCCATTGTTGTTCCTTCAAAAATGAATGTATTATCTCCTGGTTTTTCTGAAAGTATTTCAGGCATATTCGTAGTATTTTGTTGAACTTTCCGAATATCTTTTTGAAGTGTCATTAATTCATTAGTTCCTTCAAGTAAAACTTTTAAAAGAACACCAGCAACTTCAAAAGCTCTAGGATGTTCATTATCTTTTGCAACATCCATTATACCATCTAAAACTTCATTTCCTTTTAATAATAATGAATGTAAATTACTTCGTGCAAAATCATAATCATCTGAAGCTTCTTTTGTAAGTCTTGGTGCTGGTTCTACAACAACTTCTGGTGAAGATATTGCAGGTACAATTTTCTCTTGTTCTTCAAATGGCATTAAATCATCTATTTCATCTTGTGCCATATTTAATGCCTGTGTAATTTTGGTTGCAATGGGCTGTTTAGGTGGCCGTCCTCTATTTGCCATAAAAATATTTATTCTTCCGTAATATCTATATTATAAGGATCTTCCAAATTCCCAGTATCTGGATTTGCTGTAACAATTACACTAGCTCCTGTATCTGTTAAATTTACAGTAGCATCTGTAATAACAGGTTTTTGACGAATTGGAGGATATATATGTCCTTGTGCTTGGAAATCAAATTGCCATTCAATAATACGTTTATCTTGAAAATTTCCTTCATAAGAATCATTATGAGAAGAATTTATCAAAGTTATTATAATATCTCTTTTAATACACATTTCTGGAATATCATCAATAGATACTACATAATCTGGTTTAAAAAATGGTAAAATTTGTTCTAAAATAGCATAAGAATCGCTTAAAGTACGTGCTTGCATATATAATGAAAAATCAAATAACATTGGTACTGGATTTAATTGTACTAATGCTGAAGGTCCATTTCCTGAAGAAGCCACCCGATAATAAATTGAACTTAATTTTCTTTTTCCATCAAAATGAGGTGCTTGTGTTAATTCAAATGCCATTCTAGGCAAAACAATTTCTACATGCTTTTGTAAAGGTTCATTTCCGGCATTTGGATCTTGTTCCATACGAATACCCCATTTTTCTTTAGCTGCTTGATTTAGAGGTACTTTAATGGTTTTAACTGCTTTTGTTTTAGGATCTATTCTTTGGATAGAAATATCGTCAAAAATATATCCAAATGCATTAGTAATTTTTTCGATAGTATGAAAATTGAAAACTGGGTTACCTAGCATATACTCCTATTTATCGTTTCCGTTGTAGCAATATATTAGAATCGGTAAATTCTCCCACCTTTTCAAAATCAGGAAGCATTTTTAATAATTCAGATCTAAGTATTTGTCCTTCATACATTTCATTTTCATAAGATTCGATAAAAATCCAATCTGTCTTTTTCAAAATTTCTTTTCCACCTTCGATTAGATTTTTTTCTGCTCCTTGGATATCTACAAATAAAAGATTAATATGGTCAATATTTTCTTTTTTAACTAAATCATCTAAAGTCATACAAGGAACTTTGATTGTTTTATCAAATTTTACTTGTGGATGCATTTTCAAATGTTCTTTAGGTTTAAGAATAGAACTTGAATGGTCATTTATCCCATCATCACTATTTGAAAGATTAAAATCAATTTCACCAGTATAATCTGCTATAGCAGTTTGTATAATTCTAGCTTGAGGAACATTACAAATTAATTGAAAAATATGCCTAGGATCTGGTTCAACAGCAAAATATTTTGGTGTGCAAACACAAGCATCATAAATCCATTTTGTATCTGATCCATTATATGCTCCTAATTCTACAACTATTGGATTTTTATAAGAATGTAATAATTGTTTAATATAAGATTTATCCATTGTCTCCGCTGGTTGGAATTTATATAAAATGGGTTGATGAACACCACGGACAGAAGTAAAATCCATAGCATTAATATTAATCCTCCATCCAGAAAGGAAAAATTTATTTAATTTTTCAACATCTCCATTTTCTGAACGATTCTCATATTCATGTTGAACTATATTGTTTGGAATTCCAACTAAACAACTATGATTTGCATAAAGCAATTTTATTGGTGGTGTTTGTGATAATTTATCTTCAAGTTGATTTGGAGTATTAAATTCAATAGATTGAATTCTAGGAAGTATATCTTCTGTTCTATAAATATTCCCATCAAGAGATAATGAATAATTAAAATCTAATTCACCTTCATTTTGTGCCTTATTTTGTGCATAACAATATGTACAATTTTTACCCAATCTAACAGAATATGTAGAATTATTTTCTAATTCTGGAATAAATGGCATTTGCCGGTAAAAAATATCATCATCAACTAACATCATCGTATATGGTTTAGAAGGATCTAAAGCCTGTAATAATAAAGGTTTTAATGATTTCGTTTCTGATTGATTAATAAAATTTGCTTTCGGATGAGATGTGGCAACAAGATAATAACCTTTAAAAAATTCTTCATTTGAATATTTACAAATAACAGATAAATTTTGAATTCCTTTAGAATTTTGTTTGATACTTTCTAATAAAGCATCTAATTGTGCTGGTCTATCTTTAGAAAAAACTATAACATTAATTTTATCATTAAAATCTTTCATTCTTTGTTCATGACGTAATTTAATACGTGCAATCCAAGTAGCTTCTTGTTCTAAAGAATATCTTGTATCACGATCTAAAGGACCGCGGCTTGTAAAATGGAATAAAGGTAAATTAACAGATTCAATTTTCCATCCAGCTTCAACAACCCTTAACCATAAATCCCAATCTTCATAAGTTCCATTAACACAATTAAAAGAAGCCGCCTCACAATAACCACCTAATTGTTCTACAACCAATCGCCGTAACATCGAACAACTAAATAGTCTATTTCTATTTAATAAACGTTCTACGGTAAATGGAGCATCACCATATGCTAAAGTACCATCATTAAATACTAATCCAGGTGTAACTACAGCTACATCATCTTTCATTTTTCCTAAACATTGTGCAATATAATCCGGCTCAATCCAATCATCAGAATCAAGTGGTACTATAAATTCACATTCAGGTGGAGCGGCTGCAATACCTCTATTTTTAGCGGGTCCTTGATTTACATCTGGATTTTCAACCCAAGTTACACCTAAACGATTAACAATTTCTTTTGAATTATCAGTTGATCCACCATCTACAACAATGATAGCTTTTGGTTTTATTGTTTGTGCTTGAGCACTTAAAATTGCTCTTTCAAGAGTTTTCCCATAATTATAATTAGGAATCACCACGGCAACTGAAGGTAAATTAATGGGTTGAATATCAACTAATTTATTTGGTTTTGGTTCTGGAGTAGAATAATAACTGGTTAATAAAGAATCACCTAAAGATGGAAACATATAACGAATTTTTTCAACCATATTACCAATATTATTTTCAATAAAAGTAATATTTTCTCCAGCGACATAAGAACCACAATATGTTTCTAAATTTCTCATCATAATTGGCATATTCCAAGATAATGCTTCTTTAATTACAATGGGAAATAATTCAAATTTAGAAGAAAAATAAAACAAATCACATGCCGCATAAAAATTTTCTGTATCATGACGTTCTCCCCAAATGACACAATTTTCTGGTTTATTTTTCATTAATGGTTCCCAATAATCTTTAAAATTAGGAGCCTGATTACCTACAAAATGAAATTGAATGTCTGGAAGTTGCCGAGCAATTTCAAAAAGTTCTCCTTGATTTTTACCTGGTGTAAAAAGGCCAACATTTAAAACATGATATCTTCCAGGATCTAAACCCAATTTACCTAAAGCAGCTTCACGTGGAGGACGTATATGTGGTTCCGTTTTATATTCAGCAATACTTATAGGTACTCCTAAATGTTCATACATTTTAACATGCCACGGACTAACAAATACAAAACGATCTGGTAAATATCTTTTTTGTTGAGGAGGGACAACACATGCTCCATGAGATGTTTCTAATATTTTATATTGCCGTTGAGAATTATAAATCATACGAATAGTTTCATCTGGCATAAAATATTCAGGAAATTCTTCAATATGAATTATATTAGGTTCAAAATCTTGGATAATATTTTGTAATTGTTTATGGCGATCTCCATCCAATGAATAAAATTGGCAAATCTTCTTTATTTTTCGTTTTTGGACATCAAATATAGGAGCAATATCTTGCCATTCTACAACCACAACATCACAACCAGAATATCTTAAATCTTTTACAC